TACTGCCTTTTGTCTTTACAGAAGCTGCTGCTGCTTTATCTGAAGAGTTATTCTTTTTAACTTTAGTAGTTATGCCTTTGTCTGTTTTATAAAGATCAATTACACGTGATACAGACTTTGCATCATCTAAGTTTTCATACAAAGCATCTTGTACCCACTTAGGTTGTTCTTCTGCCCAGTTATGAAAAGAATCATCGGAACGTATCTCATCAAAGTCAGGATGCATAGATGCTAGTTCAGCTTCAGCCTTTTCACGTTTAGCTGTAATACGTAACTCTTCAAACTCCGCCATACGAGATTCAAGATCTTTAGCTGTAGCCTTAGACTTCTTGTCAGCAATAGCCTCAACTATACCTGCTATGTCAGGGTACTGCTTAGACCAAGCATCTAGCTCTTCATCACTTTTTGGTAATACAAGTTCTTGCTTTGCTGCTTTATCTAGCTGTGCTTGTAATGCTTCTAGTCTTACATTAAACTCTTCTTCTTTTTTCTGAGTGTGTCTACGCAGATCACCATAACGTTTCTTGAAGTTCTTCTCTTCAGCACCTAACTCACTGTCATCTTCTTGTGCTTCTGCTTTGGGTTTTTCTTTTTGTTTGGTATCACCTTCTGCCTGTACTGGTTCAGCTTTAGGCTCTTCGCTACTGGGTTTATCTTCAGTACTTTCTTCATCTGTTATACCTAGTGCTTCTTTCTTTAAAGCTAAAAGCTCTTCTTCATCTTTCTTGATACGCTCTTCAGTGGATATGTATCCACCTCTACCCATTAGTACTCTAGGGATTTCAGGTTTTACCATTGGGTTTGGTTTTGCTGTTTCGCTTATAGCCATTTGTTTTCTCCTTATGTTGGGGTCAGCCGAAGCCGAGTGGCCTTATAGTTATTTGGATATTATTTTTTCTTTTTAGCTTTCTTCTTTTTAGCTTTACTCATCAAGGCTCCTTTGTTAACACCTGTTGAGTCATCATCATAATCACCTGCTGCCTCATTATCATATATTGGTGATGGTTTAGAAGGAGGTGTAGGTGGTCTATTGAAGATAGAGTTTTTATCATCATCATCACTACTTGTTGGTCTACCCATAGCAGCATCTGCTGCACTTTGATTGTCAAGTGCAACTTGTGTAGTAGCAGGAGTTGATACAAACGTTGGTCCCTTATCGTCATCATCGTCATCAGATATTGGAGTACCTACTGCAGCACCAAGCTTGCTCATATCAGTATCAGACATTATTTTTTTAATAGCTTCCATTCTTTCTGGTGTAAAAGCTGTTTCTATAGTTTCTGGTGTTGTTGTCTCAGGTGTATAAGCTTCTGTTACACCATACTGATCAGGTAGCTCATCGTATGTAGGACCGTCTAAAGTAGGTAAGTCAGGATCTTCTACTTCTTTTCCTGTTATGTCATCAATAAGCTTACCAACCACTCCTTTTTGTTGTGGTCCTTCGGCTACTTCTTTTAGGTTCTCTAAGTACTCTCTTTCATATATTGGCAAGTCTGTTGCTTCTAGCCTTCTATTTATTTCTTCTATTGTTTTCTTGTTATGGTTCTTTTGTGCGAAAGAAAGTACAACTCCAAGTGCGCCAAGTCCAAAAGGAGTTGGTGCTTTTAAGTTTTTAACTTCTGTGCTTAGTTCATCTATAGTAAGTGCTTTATAGTCAAAAGGTTCTGGTGTCTCAGGCTTATCGTCATCGTCATCACTACCACCGCCTCCACCTGTTTGCTCACCAGGATCTATAGTTACAGGTTCACTACCTACAGGATAGTAGCCAACAGGTATTTCTTGCATAGGCTCACCATCTAAGAACATAATAATTATTTTATGCCCTGCAGCGTTTTGGTATTCACGAGCTTCCATCTCACCACCGAATACACCTTGGTCTAATCCTATCTCTTCACCAAAGCCTCCAGTTGTACCTTCTTGTACTACGTCTGGATCTACTACAGGTGTTGGTATTGATAGATCCTGTGTTGCCATACCACCTTCGTCGTATCCTAGACCTTCCATAAATCTTTGACCAAAACTTTTATCGCTACGTAGGTTTTCACCTGTGTATGCTTCTTCTACTTTACCTGCTTCCCTTGTAGGAGCTTCTTTTTTAGTTTTCTTGTTACCTGAAAAGTCTCCTCCAAAGTTTATTTGTTCAGCTAAAGATGGACCTCTAGCATCATCAGATGTAGGAGGTTTCTTATCTAGTGTTACTCTACGATTTCTACTTCTGTTATCATCATCATTTCTGAAAGCAGAACTCATCTGTTCTCTTATTTGTTCATATCTATTCTTGGGTTTATCTTTATTAGCTTGTACTCTTTGGCTAATCTGCTTAGATGAAGTACCTCTATCTTTAGCTGCTTGGAACCTGTCTCTAACAGACTGTTTGTTTTTCTCAGCTTGCTTTCTGTTTGACTCTCTAATACCTGCAAAGAACTTACCTAAGAAAGCTTCTTCAGGTTCTTCCATCATTTCATCTGAGTCATCACCCATATCCATTACTTCTAAGTCGGCCATCTCTAACCCTAAACCAGACTCATCTTCCATTATAGGTTCACCACCAATACGTCCATCTTCGTCCATCTTAGCGTAGCCTATCTTGGCTGCTTGACGTATATCTTCAAAAAACTTTACACCAAAGAACCTAACTACATCAGCAGGTATAACCATCTCACCTTCGCTTAGTTGCGCTGGTATATCGTCACGAACTTCTTTTGCTGATGAACCTAGTGGTATCTCATTACCTGACACAGGATCTATACCCACCGTATTGTCAGGTACTTCTCCAAAGCTCATTTCCATTTGTTCTTCAAGTGCCATTATTTAATGTCTCCCTAAGTAGCTTTAGCTTTCTGAGTACGTCTATAGCACCCTGCTGTCTGTACACTATCACAGAATCATTAGCTGACTCCATTGTACGTTGTCTCATGTTTATTAGATTGTCTATGTGTTGTTGAAACTGATCGTAACACTCTTTGTCATTAACCAACTGCTTGAGGTGCATTACCTGTAAATCCTTGCTCTCCAGGCGTAGGTGCTGTACCTGTGCCTATTTGTGAACCTCCACCTCCAGATGTATCAGCTACGTCAGGAGTGTTTACACCTTCAGCACCTTCAGGGGCTGCTGCTGGTGCTTGAAATGCTTTTAGTATTTCTGCCTGTATAGCTGCGTCTTGCATAGAGTTAGTAACCTTGTCAGGGTCTAAGTCCATACTCTTAGCAATCTCACGTATGATGTAATCCATCTTAGCAAAAGGTGCAAGCACTGGATTCTGTGCAACTTGTAAGAACTGCATCAAGCGTTGGCTACGTACTTCGTTAGCCATCAAGCTTTCTGTACCTGATGCATTTACTTCTAAGTCACCCTTAATGTCTTCATCATAATCAAACTGCATGTTGAATGCAAAGAATGCTTTGCCTAGTGGTCTGATTAGATAGTCATCAACATTTTTTACAACAGTTCGTATAGAGCCGTTAGCTGCAGACATAAGCATACTAATCCCAGAAGCAGTCCTTCCCACTCCTGATACCCCAGTTTGTCCATGTGCGAACGAAGGAAATCCCGTACTTTCATCAGCTAACTGCCTCGCTTTGTCAAATAGTTGCATATTTTCATTTGCTACATTAGGAAACTTTGTACCGAAGATGCCTTGACCTGGCGCACCTCCCTGTCTCCGAAACACTTTTCCAGGGTACACAGACATATCTTGGCCTGGTACTAGGTTAGTTTCATCAACTTCAATGATAAGGTTACCAGATAGTGCAGCATTGTCAATAGCCATTCTCATAAAGCCATTCATTAATGTCTGTGTATCATCCATGTTCTCAGCAATACCTACACCAAAGAAAGAATACGGGTTATGCTCGAAGGGTGTTGCGTAGTAAGGAATACGTGTAGGCTTGAATGGGTTTAGTACAAAGCGTAGTACTTCACCGTTACATGCCCATATGTTACAGTTAACTTCATCTAAGTCTTCTAACTCTCTAGGTATCTTTACGCCATGCTCTTCTAATATATTTATATCAACGTAGCCCCAGAACTCTAGTACTTCCCAACGCTCAGAGTTTGGCTGAGTGTCATCATCTTCCATAGTCATTTCCCAGTACTTCTGGGTATAGTCTGGTCCAGAATCTACAGCTTTTTGTACTGCATCATCCATAAAGTATGGGCGGTTCTTCAATGCTCTTAGCTGTGTCCTTGACATCTTATGTCTTTCAACAACGTATTCTGCATCCTGCATAGAGTGAGCTTCAGGGTCAGGGTAGAAATCCCACACACTTACGTGACTACACTCTGGTACTGTTTTTACTATAGGATCATACTCACCGTCTTCATTCCAGTTAGGATACTCTTTATCTACAGCAAATGGACCTTTCATAACACCAGTTCCTAGCAGTGCCATTTCAAATGCCATGCTTCTTAGGTGTACGTTAGCTCCACTCTCTTGTAACTGATCGTGTATCTTCTTTTCCATCTTCTTAGCTGCAATAGTTGCAGGATGAAATGTAACAGTTGTAGGTGAAGTACCAGAACCTTCTACAATCTTTTCAGATACAGCTTCTAGTTTATCTTCTAGTGGACCTAATCGGCCTTGTAAATCTTTTAGTGTTTCACCAGGTCTTAGCTCTGTAACACCATCAATAAGATATGGACTGGGAGCTTCATCTTGTGTTACAGCTTTTAATGCATCACCTGCTTGTTCTGCGTTGGGATCTATGTTTATGTGTACTGACTCTGCTACACCATCAGGTAATATAGAAGGGTTTACTGTTAGTGGAAAGTTGTTATTACCAAATAGTACATCTACTATCTGTCCATACGCTGCTAGTGTTTTTGTCTTAGTTACCTTAACAAATATACGAGACTTTTCTGAGTCTGTGAACTTTACATCAGAACCATACAAGCCACGATAGTTACGATAAGCTCTTAGCCATCTAGTTTCATCAGCGTACCTAGCGTCTTCTGCTCTTTTATATCTGTCTTTTATAAATGAAACTACACTAGACTTTTCCTCAAAGATACTATCTAGACTGTCCTCTGCAGCTACAACATCATCTGTCTCAAACATTTCTTCAGCCATTAGCTGTTATCCTTTCTTCTCCAAGGTCCATTATTAAAAACTGCTTGTTCTTCGCAGTTAGGACATGTGGTGTTCCACATATTTGTATTATAAGTTATCTCACACTTAGGGCAAGTCTCTATTACATTAGTATCCGAACGTGGAATCACTAGCTTGAAATCCTGATCTTTGTTTAGCTGGGTTATAATCCCATATGCTGCTTCTTGGTCTTGTCATTATACCATATCTTAATGCATCGTACAAGTGGTCTTCTGATTTTGTGTCTACATCTTCTGGATTCTTTTTATCCAAAGGTATGCTTGGTATCTGTGATATAGTGTTTCTACAGTTATCCATAAACACAAGCATAGGCTTTTCTAAGAAATCATCTACTTTTAATCTTCGATGTATTTCGTTCTTACCTGCGATACGTGAGCCTCGTGAACGATCAGAAGGACGCCATCGACAACCCTTCATGTTCATTTGTTCAGCTAGTGATGGCCCAGTATCGCCACGGTTGTGCCACAAAGAACTATCAAGCACCCCGTATTTCATTCCACCATCTTTTGCTTCAGCCTCTATTATCATATCTGCTAGATCAGAAGCTGTAACTTTTGATACGTACATCTCACGATAAACTATGAGTTGTTCATCAGGAGATACAGTAAACCAAAGCACCCCAGTGTAACTACCATAACCATAATCACACGCTCTAAACTTAGCCCAGTTATCGGGTACTTCAAAGCTGTCAATAACGTGGATTGATCTGTCAAACTCTGTAAAGGCTGCTCCTTCGTTGATGTCCCAGTTTCCTTCGAGGAGTTGCTTCCTCTGATGCTCTGGTAGTGATAGGAGCATGGCCTCATAGTCACCCTCTTCGGCAAGGTATGGGTTATCGAAGAGAGATGCAGGAATAAACCTACGCTTGAATAGAGGCTGACCTTCCTTGCTGTGTCCTTTAGGATATACGATTGTTTTACTTGATTCAATGTCTGTTGCCCAAAAAGCTTTATCTGAGGGTGCAGGATCTATAAACATCTTCTTGACCCAACTATGTCCAGCACCACCTGGGTTTGTTGTAGCTCTCATGTAAAGTCCTAAGTCTCTACTGTGTGCGCTACGAAGACGTGACCTCATATAATCCCAAGCGTAAGATGTAGGCCATTGAGTAAGTTCGTCAAATCCAATCCAATTAAAAGCCTGTCCTTGGTATCGTGTGACATCGGTATCTTTATCCAGATACGACATCCACAGTCTTCCGCCTTTAGGAGAAGTCCACTGTGACTTACGCTCTGACCACTTGATTCCTGGTATTGCACGTGGATATAACTCCTGTGACTTTTGTATGAGTTCCCTTAGTTCCTCAGTTGTGTGTCGCACAAGGAGTCCAGAGAAGTTAGGATCGTTCAGGCCGTGTAATGGATCTGCTAACATAGCATATGATTTACCACCACCTGCTGCCCCTCCATACAGAACTTCTCTTTCAGAAGAACTCAAGAAGGAGGTCTGGGGACCTTCATTCGGTTTGAATACGACTTCTTGTGCTTCTTCAACGTCATAGTCAGTTGCTACTACCTGCGCTGGGATAGGTTCTGGTTGGGGGGCTTCTATCTCCGCTGGCTTCTGAGTATGCACCGACTCCTTGTGTTTCGAGTTTTTCGATTTCCGCAAGCGTTTCTTCGAGCCACCTGGCAAGCTTACGTTTAGTGATAGATGCTTTTCTACGTCTTTGCTCAACTTCTATTCTCTTCTTTAGACCCATGTGTGATATGTAGCGGTCTGCTTCTTTACTCAACCATTGTGCTACTGCTCTGTAACTATACTGCTTGAGGTGTCGTTTTGCAAGCTCTAATGCATCTAACTCATGTTCTATGGGTACAAGTAATCTGTCATTGTCAGGATCTAGTTCATAACCAAACGGTATCTTCTTAGTTAGCCTGACAATCTTGTGCCATTGTTTGTTGTGTATCTTAGGCGGTTTGGGTAATTGCCAAAAGCCTAACTCTCTTTGTGGTATTATTCGTTTGTACCTTCTTTTGGTGGTAGGTAGAAGATGCCACCACCGCTAGTAACATCTACTTTATCTACCTTACCAAGCCCTGCTCTGTCAAGCAAGTCTTTTGCTGCTACCATCTTCTCTTTAATGCCTAGCTCTGTAGGATCGTATAACGCACCAACCATAGCCATAGCAGCTTTAGGTGCAGTACGTGCAAAATATGTACGAGTCTTCTCACCAATCTCATCTTTTAAAGATTCAACAATCGTTGCAGTGTTACTGTTATCACCGTAACCTGCCAACTTCTTAGCAGCGACAACATCACCGCCAGCTTCATCAAATAGTACATCTAAGAATCTTTGTTGTTTATCTGTTAGATTCCTCGCCATATATTGCATTCCTTATTTGTGATCTACCAAGTCCTAGATCGTTTAGTTGTCTGTCATCCAACATGTGTAGCATTCTAAAGTCTGCACGTTTTTGTTGTCTGACTACGTGGGCTTTCCACATCTTTCTTAGTAAGTTTTTCATAGCACTATCTCCTTTGTTTGTGTGCGGAGATAGTTATACTCAAAGTTAGGTCAAGTAGTAGTACCTATTATTGCATATCCGTTATGTTGGTTGGAAGTGTTCCTCACCTGATAGTATTACATGAAAGTCAGAACTGCTTTCTTCAAATCCTATAATCTTATCACCTGGAGATAGTGCAAGATATGAACCACCATCTACAACTTCTTCAATGCCATTACCTGCTACGCTGTGTGCATCAATCATAAAGTGATACGTAGTAGTAGCTGCTTCATACCACTGTAAGCTATATTTTTTTGTACTAGCTGATCCACTAGATACATGCAAAAAAGTAATTAAACTGACAAAGTTATTAGGACAAGTGTATATAACATCACCACTTGCCCCACCTGCTGTAGCAGATAAGTCTTTAGCTTTTGTAAAATATTTAGCAGTATCTGAAAATGCCATTTACTCTATCTCTTGCCGCCTTTTGCGCCACCTTTAGATTTCATTTTTAATGGTTTCGCTGGTCCTGCTAAAAAGCCACCTCTTGAAAAGGCTTTCTTTTTCATAGCCATACCGCCACTGTACATAAACCCCATTTGATTACGTACTTTTTGAGGTAAGTTTGCTGCGCCTTTGTTTGGTGCTGGTTTTAATCCACCTGCAGCGTAACCTTTCTTTTTCATACCGCCCTTGGCGTAGCCTTTTTTCATCATGCCACCCATTGCGTAACCTTTTTTCTTCATCATTGTTCTTCGTCCTCGCTGTAAAGATTGTTGAAAACTCGTTGCGTATCCCATACATAGTCTACGTTTTCTTTAGAGTTAAACATATGTTGATTCGGTTTAAAGTCTGGCGCACCTTCACCAGTTTCAAACCAAGCTGGGTGAGTTACTCTCACTCTGTTATTGGGCAACGCAACTATGTTACCAGTGTATTCTCCTGCATCTAGTAGTTCTAATACATGAGACTGTTTGTGCTGCGCTGGGTCATCAGCGACTTCGTTATCTGTGTAGTCTACAGTAAAGTAGTATTTGGCTGGGTAGAACTCTCCGTCTACTTTGGCTATCCAAGGCGCTGGGCTTGCTCTCTCTAGTTTGTATACAGAGTGTGTATGTGACATACAATCCCAGGGCTGTGCTAAATATGGTGGTAACTCGTTAGGCCATTGCTCTAATGGTGTATCAGCTACTAGTGCGGTCAAAGGCATTCTAGCCCACATAGCACCACCATGTACATTTTCTGAGTCATCAAAGTCTGATTCACATCCTGTGAAGATTACTTGGAAGCTCAGTGTTCTGTTAGGCATTGTAGTAACGCCAATAACCATAGCGTGTAGAAAGTCGCCATGATGTTCTTCTAAGTTCTTAGTGTATTCTCTACGTACCCACGCTTTGAAGTACGGTATGCTGCTCGTGAGGAATGACATATATTATCCTTTTCATTATGTTCTTTTCCTCCCAGATGCTGTTACAGACCATTTAACTTTTTTAGGTCCAGTCTTCTTTGCTGCTTCGGCTTTACTAATCCTACCAGCTACCTTTGCTGGTCTGCAAGCAGGGTATGGTCTACTCTTGTCTTTTACACTTTTTCTTCCGCACTCTTTGCCTGTCTTTACGTCACGCCAGTCTTCCTTGAACCACTTAGTTAGTCCACCTTCAGCAAAACTTCTACGACTTTGTAGTACGTGTCTTGACTTGTGCAACTGAACCTCCCTTACTGTAAGTACCCCCACGTTTTTTGTAGGTCTTAACTAACCATGCACTACCATATGCACTAGGCCACTTAAACTTTTTCTTAGCTTCTGACTTTACCCTAGAGTATAGAGCTTTGTTTGTTGGTGTTGCCATCTTACCAAGCCTTACAAGACCAGTAACGTGCAGTGAACTTATCTTTAGCTGTATCACAGTTGTGTCTAGCACGAAAGTTTGCACGTCTTCCTGGTATGTTTTTCTTTATAGTCATGTCAGGGTCACCGAAACGAACTACCTTTACTTCGCTGCCTTTCTTAGCAAGTACAGCAGACTTCTTAGACTCACCAGGAGTCCTCTTTGGTTTGTTATATCCTGGGTATGTTTCACCCCTATACTTTAGCTTACCACTAGGTAAACGTTCTACATCTTTAGTTGTAGCCATTATGAAACACTTTCTCCACAGGTACAGCGTTTACCGAACAGCTTCCTAAAGGGGGTTTTCAACCATACTATCATACGCTTTCCAAATGTCGTCAATCTCTGTTTGAATAACATCTAACTTATCTCCTATAGTATCCGTTATTGTAGTCGCTTTGTCAACCTGTGATCTTAGGTCAAGTAAAACTTTTTGCTGTTCTAGTATTTGCTGCATGTTAGTGGATAACTGTGCGAGTCTAGTATTCAGTCCACGTACATCATTGTCTACTACTGCTTGTTCTACTGCTTGTATTCTACTTGTTGCTGTAGCTTCTAGTTCAGTTATCTGTTGGGTTAATCGTTGCATCTTAGCAACTATGTCATCGTTTAGGGTTGCTTCGGCTTCTTGTAGTTCTTTTCGTATTGCTTGACTTGCTGTCGTTAGCTGGTTTGCCGCAAATGTTTTATTCGCTGTTCTATCTCTTGCTGTGTCGTTACTTAACTGAGTCAAGCTTTTTTGTAGTTCTGAAATCTGCTTTGCGTTGGTTCCAGCTTTTCCTAGTGCTTCATCTACGCCACCCTCTACACCGTAGAATCTATTTAGTGTGTCGTATCCAAAGTATATCCCACCTGATACAGCAGATAGTACTGGGAGTGCTACAGCTACCATCCAACCTTTAATGTTGTAGCCACCTATGCTAAAGCCTACGTCCATCCTCTTTACGTTCCTTCTTTTCTAAGTAACGCCTCTTCTTCATTCTTTGTATTGGTCTTTTCTTTTTAGGTAGCTTCTTTTTCTTAACTATGGCATTGTTCCATATTGTTCTACGTACTCACCAGCAGCAAATATCTCTGAAGCAGACTTCATATCATCTTCTAGGTAACCCTGCCAACCAGAGCCAAACCCATCATCGTCCCAGTTAATTACAAACTCATCAACGTTCTGTGTGTATGTAATCGCTGTGTAGTTACCAACTACAAATGTATTCTGTGTAGCGTAGCTGTCTATACTAGCTGTTAGCTCAGTGTTGTTAGCTGCAGCCATGAATGCACCAGCTTGCTGTGCGTAGTTCTCCACTTGTGCTACAGCTTGGTTGTACGCATCTACTTCTGCTTGGTCTATGCTGTACTCATCTGTACCCATCATAGCTTGCAATGCAGTCTGCTCTGGTGATGTATCTGCTGTTGCAGCAGTTGTCATTATGCCAGTAGCTGTTAGTATCTCTGATGAAGCATCTACGAGTATGTCTATAGCTGCATCCAAGTCATTCATTGCACCTTGGTATTCTTGTGTGAACAACTGCTGTGCTGTAGTAGCTGTCTCGTAGTCGTGTCCTATTACAAGAGCGTGTGCAGCTAGGTAGTCATCTAACTCCTGCTGAGTAATTAGTCCGTCATCAAATGCGTCATCTACAACAACACCACCCAACGCAGCATATCCTACAGCACCTACTGTATTGTATCCGTTGTCTGTCACCCTGTTCTTGATAGCAC